CGACCGGGATACTCGGCGAAGCCGCGACCGGACCGCTTGCGAATGTAGTGCGCCTGCCGTTGGCCGAGGTCGGTGGACTCGTCGATCGCGCTGTGCCAGCCGTTGAGGTAGTGCTGGCAGCTGACTTCCTCGCACGTGGCTGGCACGTAGTCGTTTCGGGCCCGGATGCTGTAGGCAACCTGGTTGACCGCAACCATCGGGCCTCCTAAAAGTTTGTGGCGAGCTGGTTCTTGACCAGCGCCACAGCGAACGTGCAGCTGGTGAAACCACCTGTGGTGACCGTCGAGGCCCGGACGTAACGACGGACCGTCGCGACGCCTCCGACCGCGATCCGTTGCGCCTGCGGGGTTGTCGTGGTGACCTGCGTGAACGCGCCACTGGCCAGGTCGGCGAACGTGACGTTGTCTGCGGAATCCTGCAACTTGATCGTCACGTCGGTCCCGGTGAACGCGTTCACATGCAGGTACGCCTGGAAACCGAAGCTGGTGGCGCCGATCGTCGCGCCGTAGTCGTAGGCCGTGCCGTTGGTGGCCGCAGTGTCGGTGCGCAACCCGGCGGTGAGCTGGTTGCCCCACTCCATGCCGTAAGCGTTGGCCTGGGCGTCGACGCTGAAGGTGTAGCTTCCGTCCTGGCCGCGCTTGCCGTCGTAGCCGATCTGCTTGCCGATCATCATCGCCGCAGGGTTCCCGATCGTCAGGCCCCTGCAGTAGGTGACGATGCGGTCCGTTCGCGGCAGCGACCTCAGCACCGAGTGGATCTGGCCAGCGGCGGCGTCGAAGTAGGCCGTGAACTTGATGTTCCCGTCGCGCACCCCGCCGATCCGCGCATGGCCGGCTTGGCTGATGTCGGTGACGTCCAACACCTTCAGGGGGCAGGCGATCAGGTCGATGGAGCCGACGTCACCACTGACGTTGTTGCCGTCGATGAACATGTTGTCGGTCAATCCGGTCTGCTTCGCCACGGTTCGTCCTCCGATCCCGCGCGGCGCGCGGCGTCGTGCCGGACGGCGACGCGCGCGAGGTAGTTGGTTTGGCTCGCTCGACACGCGCCTTGCGGCGTTAGCTGTCGCCGGCAGTAGAGTCTGTGACGGCCTTCTGGACCGCGTGCAGCGCTTCGAGGATCTGCGACTGCGACTGAAGGATCTCCATCTGCTGCTTGTTCAGCGCGAGGATCTGTTGGCCGTTCTCGTGCGTGGAGATCGCCAGTTCCGATGCTTTCGAGTCCCCGCGGCGCTGGGACAGCAGGATGATCGGCGACGCGTAGGCGGCCTGTGTGGAGAACGCCAGGTTGAGCAGGATGAACGGGTAGGGGTCCCACTGGAACGCGAACGCCACGAGGTTCAACGCGATCCACAACACGACCACGGCGGTTTGGATCCAGATGAACCGCCAGGAGCCCATGCCGTTGCGGACCATGTCCGCCGCGCGTTCCCCGAGCGTCAGGTCCCCGCTGGATCTCACATGCGGGTGCGCGTCCCACAGGTGCTGGAAGCTCATGTCACGCCGCCTGACTGAGAACGTCATCAACGATGATCGGGATCGTGATGTCCATGACCCGGTAGACCTGGGTGGACAGATTCAGGTAGCCGGCTTTCCCGGAGAGGGGGGTGCCGAACTCTCCGAGCAGGTCGATGTCGCGCACGGTGTTGCCGATGGAGAACGCGCCGGAGAACGCGGTCAGCACGGCCAGCGCGGCCCGCGCCATGTTCGGGTCGATCTCGTCCGAGGGGGCTGTGATCATCGCCGAGTAGATCCGCAGCGTCAGCTCGACCCGCAGGGACGTCGCGTTGAGTCCGGAGCCGCCGCGGGCCGGCGCGATGTGCTGCAGCCACACCGATGCCACGTAGTTCCCGAGGTTCGCGACCGCCTCGTGCTTGTTGACCACGGTGAAATACCCGGTGGCCATGGCGGTGGACGCCACGTAGTCCATGAGGGGCTCGACGTCGAAGGTGCTCACAACACGTTCACCTCCGCCAGGAACCGAGCGAGCGCCGGCGCGGAGACATCACTCACCCGCGCCTGAAGCTCGGGCGCGGTGCGGCTGAACGTGTGGTAGCCGGGGAATCGCGTGACCGGGCTGTTGCGGCTGCCGATGCCTTCCAGCCAGAATCCGTAGATCACGCCGGCGTCGTTGACGCTGGCCGTGTTGAACGGTTCCTCGCTCGCACGGATCCTCGACTCGTAGTACCCGGTCGGGTGCCGCAACACCTGCGAGAGGTTGACGCGGACCAGTCGAACACCCTCGTCGGCGATGTCCATGCTGACGTCGTGCTCAAAGTGGTCGATGGCGTGCTGCCACTCCACGTTGTCGAACACGGGTCCCTTGAACGTGACGTAGCCGACGTCGCCGAAACCAACGCTCACAGGAACCTCGCAGCGGTTCGGGTCCTGATTTTGCGTTGGTAGGTGGCCATCGCGTTCGCCCACAGGTCATCCGCGGGAACCACTTTCGACATTTCGCCGCGGGTGATGGCGTGGACATACCCGGACCGCTCAAACCCGAGGCGCACCAGGGTTTCCGCGACGCACAGGGTGCGGATTCCGCCGGGCACTTGGTGCACGTTGATCGGGGCGGCGTAGGAGTGCGTGGCCGCGGTGGTGCCCAGCGCGCCGCGGGTCAGGGCGACCTGGCGGTTGACGTAGATCTCGGTGTTCGCGTTGTGCGCGGCGAGGGTTGAGCCGTCCCAGCCTCGGAGGACGGTGAGCTGGTTGCCAGTGATCTCGTCGACGCGCATTTTCTCGCTATCGACCATGATCGTTTCTTCGGTCGCGAACTTCGTGCCATCAACGACCTGGACCGCGACGGAGTTCGCCGCGGCCGGCAGAACCTGTTGGGATGCCTGCCCCGAGTCGACCATCGCTTTGTCGGTGACGATCATGCGTTCGTTGTCGACGCGGATGATCGACCCGACTCCGACGAGCGCCCCGTTGGACACGGTCGTGGTGGTCTGCGTGGTCGTCGAGATCGCCGCGGCGAGGCTGCCGCCTGTGATCTCGGCGGCGCTGTAGCCGAACACTCCGGTGACGGAGATGGCGCGCTGGTAAGTCGATGTCGCCGAGAACGACGCGGACGTCGACAGGTCGGTTTCCAGGCGCGTGTACGGCGGCCCCGTGTCCGGGCGGGCCATGATGCCCGCGGTGATGTCGACGCCACCCGAGGTGACTTGGGTTGGTGCGGCGGCCAGCTCGTTGGCGTCCAGCCACGCCCGCCACGTCAACGAGTATTGGTGGTCCAACCAGTCGAACGTCCGGGTCGCCAGGGTCGGGTAAAAAACGCGCCGCATCTGGCCGTCGATCAACCGGGACGCAGAGTCGATCTCCCTGTCGATCTGCGTGTTGTAGCGGGCGGTCGAGGCGACATCAGTGGCCCGTTTGACATCCTCACGGGTCGCATACACAGGGGTGGTGATCACGTTGCCTCCCCCGCGATCCAGTTGTTCACAGTGGACTGTCAGAGGCTGACGAGCTTGCCGGTTCCCAGCGGCTCGGCGATGATCGTGGCGCTGTACTCCGACGACGCCGTCGCCGCGCCGATCGCGTTCACCGTCAGGTTCGACGCGCCATCCATCGTCACGTCGAACGGGAACGGACCCCACTCGCCCGCGGTGCCTGGGTTGCCGATGGTGCCGATCACTGTGGCGCCGGCGAGCAGCTCGACGTTGTTCGCGTCGGTGGTTGCGGTGAGCGTGCCCGCGAGCCCGATGTACACGCGCACCGCGTACGTCCCCGCCGCAGGGGTTGTGAGCGTGGCGATCGCGAGACCGGTGGTCGGTGCGGCCTGCTTGCCTGAGGCGTTGAGGGTGGTCGACGAGTCCGCCACCGGTCACGCCTTGTCGGTCTTGCGCCTAGCGCCGGACCGGGGGGTAGGCGCCGTCTTCGGTGCCGTCCCATCGCCATCCGTCGAAGGGGCAGTAGATGGAGTCGTCGGGTCCGACTCGGAGGGGGGTTCCGTCGTTGGGGCAGGCGACGGGGTGCTGCTGTCGGTACTGCTCTCGGGTTTCACGGCAGTAGGTGAGGATGTTGAGGAGTCCGTACCAGCCGGATCCGTCGGTTGCCACTGCTCGTCACCTCCGACTGGGTTGCCGTCGGCGTCGACTGGGGGCGCCGGTGTGCCGTCGACGATGTGGCTGGTGACCGGGTTGCCCTGGAGGTCCTGCCACACATGCGGGTTGTGCTCGATGGGCGGGTGCGCGCTCGTCACCACTGCCTCCTTGGTAGGTCTGGTCCTGTGGTCGGGAACGCCCCGGGGTGAGGGGACAGTGAAGGTCGGCCCGGGGCGAACCCGACAGCAGGGGGTAGCTGCCAGCTCCTGGGGTCAGAACAGGGTCGGCTGCAGGTTGTCCGGGGACCGGCGCACCGTCAGGTCGCTCAGCAGCGAGGTGATGGTGCCCAGGCGGCTGATCGCCGCGGTCGCCGCGCACGAGAGGCTGACGTAGTCGTAGCCGTCGTCCACGTCCTTCGTGTTGACCTCGACCACGGCCAGCACCTGCTTGGTGGCGTAGGACGCGCCCGGGATCGTCAGCGTCGAGCCGGCCGCCTGGGTCTGCTTCACCCACGTCTGGGTGCCGTCCAGCGTGGTCGCGCTCTTGAGCCACCAGGTGGTGATGTTGGCCAGCGCGGTCGTGGTGCCGCTGGTCTTCGCGGTGTGCTCGTTGAGGGTGAACACGAGGTCGTCGGTGCCGCTCGCGGCGGCCGCCATCGAGATGAGGAACCCGCAGGACTGCGCGTTCTTCAGGCACAGCCTCAGGCCCGTGTTGGTGCCGGTGTGGAAATCGACCGGGACGACGCCAGGACCAACGTCGTAGGCAAGGCCGAGCTTGCGCATGATGTGACTTCTTTCTGTTGGTGGTGTCTCACCGCCCGGAATGGACGGCGCGGCGAGTGGGCCAGGGGTCTGAATGCCTGGCCCACCAGCAACGTGAAACGGGTGATCAGTTCAGGACGACGTACGGCGACAGCGTGTTGGTCGAGCCGTTGTGCGGGGTGATCGCCGACTGCACCCACGGACGGCCGTCGACCCGCTGCAAGACGCGGAACGCGGTCTTGTCGGTGCCGAACAAGTAATCGGCACTCGACTCCAGCTGCATCATCTGCCTGTCGCCGACCAAGTACTCCGTGAAGTCCACGAAGGACAGATCGCCGAGGGTGCCCAGCGCCGGGACCTTCTCCGTGAAGATGATCGGCCTGCCCAAGAGGGTCGCGACCGGCGAGCCGACCGCGTTGGCCTGCCACAGCATCACCGGCACCGGCGTCGTCCCGCCGCTCGGCGTGAAGGACAGTTCGGCCAGCTGCGGGAACGTGTCCGGCGCGGCCAGCCAGCACGCGTTCTTCACCGACGACGGGTACATGCGCGAGTACATGCTCACGATGTCCACGTAGAGGATCTGGCTGCCAGTGTTGCGGGTGACCTTCACGGTCCCGGCGCCGTTGAACACGCCGAGCGGCTTGTCCGTGCCGTCGCCGTTGAGGAACGCCACGTCTTCGAACCAGGCGATCGCGCTGGGGAACTTCGCCCCGAACCAGCCCAGGAACGCGGGCGCATCCCGCATCAGCTCGTTCGGGATCCCGGCGTACCCGAACAGCTTCTTCGCGTCGAGGGTGATTTGCGAGAACTTGGCACTGGAGTCGGTGCCCGCCGCGCCTTCCGCCGACCAGTAGAACTGCATGCCGCCGTAGATGTTGTTCACGCGGCTGGTCTCGTCGACCGCTGGAATCGGCACCTTGAGGGAGTCCATCGGGATGACCGTCGCGAGTGGACGGACGATGGCCTCTTCCAGCATCAGCGCCATGATCTCCTCGCGGAGGATTTCCGGGATGAGGAACCCGCCGTCGGACGGCACGTTCGACCCGTACGCGTTGATGATCTCGGCGTGGCGCTCCCGCTTCGCCGCCAGCTCCTTGTGGTTCTTCAGCGTCTCGCTGCGGTGCCACATCGCCTGGAAGAACTCGACGGCGGAGTCGAACTCCTTGTCCAGCGCCGCCGCCGGCGACGCCGCGTTGCGCAGCTGCCCCTTGTTCGCCTTGCCCCGCAGGCCACCCGCACGACCCGCGCGGATGTCTCGCACCGCCTGGCCCGGCTTGAACTTCGCGGTCAGCTCCGCGCCGTTCTTCTCCAGCAGGTCGACCAGGCCCATCTCGAGCTTGGCGAAGTACTCCTGCTCCTTGTCCGCGTGGCGCTTGGCGAAGTTGTCGGCGTACCCGTTGAGGATCTCTGCCATCTTCGCCGGGTTCGCGGCCATCTCGGCGCGCAGATCGTCGGTGAGGAAATTGGCCAGCTCGTCCGGGTTGGACGGAATCGTTACGGTCGCGGTCACTGTGCCGCCCTCTCTAGTGCGAGCCGGAACACATCGGCGTTCCAGACGGGTGGTTCGTCCTCCGCTCGCCGGGCGGCGAGGGCGGGATCCGCAGCTGGGGCGGCAGCTGGCGCGGAAACGGGGGTTGGGGCCGGCGCCGTATCGGCGACGGGTGCGGGATCTGCGACGGCCACGGGAACCGGCGGTGCGGCCGGAGGGATCAGCGCAGCGACGTGCTCCGCGACGAGGGTGGCGATGGCCTGCGCGTCCACGGCCGGCCCAACTGGCGGCGTGGCAACGCCTGCGGCCGGTGTCGCTGGAGCAGCCGCGATCGGCGCTGGCGCCGGAGCGGCCGCGCGGCCGGCGTAGTTGTAGAACGACAGGTTCCAACGGTCGGTGACCACGTCGACGCTGCTCGGACTGTCGGTGTCACCAACCCGATCCGCGAGGCCGGCCTCCACAGCCTCGTCGGCGCTGTACCAGGTTTCGGCGCGCATGGCGGCACGCCACTGCTCCGTTGTGCCGCCGGCGCGCGCCGAGTAGATGGAGGCGATGTTGTTGCTGTTGCGGTCGAGCAGCTCGGCGAACTCCAGCATGTCCTTCTGGTTGCCGGCGCACACGCCGGCCGCGTCGTGGATCATCAGCTGGCTGTTCGGCATCATCGTGACGGTCTTGCCGGCCATGGCAATGAACGACGCCGCCGACGCGGCGATGCTGTCGACGTACACGTGCACGTCCGCTGGGTGCGCCTTCAGCATGTTGCCGATGGCGATGCCGTCGAACACATCACCACCAGGGGAGTTGATGTGGACGTTCAGCGTGGACGCGGTGACGGCTCGCAGCTGCTGGCTGAAGTCGGACGCGCTGACTCCGTACCATCCGATTCCGTCGTAGATGTCGAGCTGTGCGACGTCGGCGGAGATGTTGGTGAACCGGAAGAACTCGGTACGGTCGGAGACGAGCTGGGCTCGTGCTGCGTGCTCACGAATCCGCTCCTCGCTGACCAGGTTTCCAAGCCGTACAGCCTGTGCCCACGCAGCTTCGTCAACGAGCTGAAACCCGGCGGTGTTGTCGGACTTCCCATCGCCGTCACCGCTCTTCTTGTGGAAGTCGTCGAGGTGCGCCTGCAAGTGGGCCTTGACTCCAGCCTTGTCGGCCTCGGGGATGTTGCTGCCTTCCAGGCGCGCCAGCCCGTTGCGGCACGCGGGGATGTTCGCGGGCGAGCCTTTCCCCTTGTGATGGGGGAAGGAGTACGACCCCTTCTTGTCGTCGGCGTCGTTGTCGCCCTTCTTGCTGGGCGCGTCCGCCGCTTCCTGTGACTCCCACGCGAAGCAGTAGTGCAAGACCTCGTCGTCGTTCGGCATCGCCGACACGGCCGCGTTCCGGTCCCACGGTTCGTCCACGGTTCCTGTGTGGTGGATTCCGATGGCGGGGATTGCAATCGCCCCCTCTGGTGTTGTTGGTCCCCGCGCACGCAGAAGCGCACGTACCGGTGGCGGCACGTGCGGAAGCGCGGATCAAATGTGAACGGCGGGAAAGGCCGCCGGGTCAGTCCTTTCGGAACACCTGGAGCTCTGCTCCCGGGCCGAGGACGACGATCTTGTGGTCGGGGAACAGAAGCTGTGTCTGTTCCGTGAAGTCGCGGTACTCCCGTTCGCTCAGGTCGTGGCCGACCTGGAGCACGACGACGTCACCAGGCTGCAACCGCAGGACCTTGGCCGACTCGAACTGCACAGCTTGAAACCCAGCGGCCAAAGCGCATCTCCTCAAGATCGTTTTTGCCAGACGCCCACGGGCGTGCCCCGGCATCGATCCCGCCCAAGGCACTCGATGTAGCCCCGCACCGGGTACAGCCGATACAGGAGGCGGAAGTCGCCCGTGATGGTGTCGCCGAGGCGTGTCCCATGGATGTCAAAGCAGGGGATACAGGTCGCTCGGTCCAAGACCTCGCTGGCGAACAAGATCAAGTCGTGGGTGTCGATCCGGTTCGTCGCGAGCGTCAGGGTCCGCGCCGCGTTCTGCGCGCCGGTGAGCGCGCCGCCGAGCACGTACTCCACCTGCGCGTCGGTGAGGCTGTCGAGGTGCTCGCGGACGGCGGCTTGGGTGTCGGCCGGCGTGCTGGCCGGGATGGCCGACGCGCCTTCCTTCGCGTCACGTCCGACCCGGTACACGCGGACCGCTTCGGAGCCGGCCGAGGTGGCCAACGCCGCGGCGAGAAGGGCCGCCGCCACTGCGGCTTGATCGGCGAGATCCGTGCTGCCGGGCTCGACCGGCACGACGCCCTGCACACCTTGGGCCGTCGCTTCGTCGACCACGTGCGCCGCGGAAGTAGCGGCGTAGGCGGTGAGCGCGTCGTGCACGATGCCTGCCGCGTGCTCGGAATCCAAGGTGAACCGGCCGAAGCCGCTCACGTCACCGTTGGCCGCGGCCTTCCCGACCTGCTTGACGAGGTCGTCGACCCACGAGGCCTTGACGCCACGCCAACGGATGAGGAGCGACGCCAGAGCAGCGGCGAACGCTTCCTCCACATGCTTCAGGTCGATCGACTCAGCCTGCTGCGGGTCCTTGGTCGGGTCCTGCGCGGGGGCCGTCACAGCGCCTCCCGGAGTCGATCGGCGATCTCCTGATCGGTCGGCCGCTCGTCCGTATCGGACTCCAGCGCCGCGATCGCGGCCTGGACGGCGGCGGTGAGCTCGTCCACACGGCGCCCGAGGATCCGCGCGACTGCGGCGGTTGTGACCGAGCTCAGAAGGACCCCCACGAGGACATCAGCGCGACGAGCCGCTCCGCAGTCGCGGCGATCGGTACCCTGCGGTGCGCCTCGACCGGATCGGACGGTGTTTGGATCTGCTGCGGCGGACCGATGTACGGGATGTTCGGTAGGGACATGGCCTTGGCGACCTCGACCGGGTCGTAGCCGGCCGCGACGAGCTCGGCGGCGGCGTGCGCGTTTGCCGCAGTGGATGCGGCGTCAGCCTGCCAGTCGCTGGGGATCGGGTTGTCGTAGTCCCACGTGTACTCGCCATTGGCTGCGGTTGTGAACATCGGGAGGTAGAAGTAGTTCAGCGCGTCCCGGATGCGGACTAGCTTGGGTGTGAGGTTCCATTTGGCGTACACGTACTCGTTGGCCTCCGCGTTGGCGCGGTTGACGTCCTCGGTGACACCCATCAACGACTTGCTGGTGCGGTATCCCTCGTAGACGACGTCGCGGTCGTCGGCGCGCATCTCCACGAACTGCATGTCCTTGAGGGACGTGTCGTTTTGGACCCACTTGCCGCGCTCGATGATCGCCACCCTGTGGGCGTTGCGGACGCCGCGGTGCTGCTCCGCCCAACGCTCCGACAGCTCCTCGAACTCCTCGTCGGACAAGTTCGTGTCCTGCTCGACCTGGATGATCCCGCCCGGGTTAGCCGAGTTCTGGAAGAAGTTCCTCCTGTACTCGCTGGTCATCTTCGCCGCGTCCATGTCCGTCATCAACGGCTCCGCAGGCGCGCAGCCACCCAACGGGTCCGAGGGATCGACCGTCTGGATCGGAATGACCTCGTCGATACCCAACGGGATCGCTTTACCGCCGTCGTCCGGGAGGTAGGCGTAGCCGGCCAAGTACTTTTCCGGGTCGGGGATCGGGACAATCGACGTGCGCTTGATCGGCCACATCGAGGCCGGGATGTTGCCCGCCCGCACCACAACCCAGTACGCCAGGCCCGTCAGTTCGACGTGGAGCTGCGTGAACTCGCGGAAGAACGAGCCGGTCATGAACTGGTTCGGCCGGTTCCAGACTCGGATTGACTGGTGGTTCAGGACCTCCTTGCGCGGGTCGGGCCCGGAGATGCGGCCACGCCCGTCGTGGGACTGGAACAGCCGCCACTGCACCCCAGCCACAGCCGTCGCGTTGAACCCGGCCGCCGAGTGCAGGGGGGTGTTGTGCTTGTACATCTCGATCTGCCGGTCAGCGTCGCCACCGCGGTAGCCGCCGAAGACGCTGGTGATCTGGCTGCCGAACTTGGCGCCGGTGAGCGGCACTGGCGGACCGGCGTCTGCGGCTGGCTTCCGCGACGCGGCCTTGACGAGCGTCCCTAGCGGTGACCTCACGGCTTCTCACCGTCCCCGTTGTCCTTGCTGGACTCGGTCAGGTACTCCAGGAACCAGACGAGCACGCCGCCTGTGATCCACCCGGCGACGGTGTTGATTTGGAACACGCCGTAGTCGATGGCCGCCGCGCCGGCGACGGTCAGCACGGCGGTGCGGGCCTTTGCCGCCGCCTTGCGCACGGCGTCCGCAATGGACGGTGCGGCCATGGTCGAACGGAGCATCAGTCGCGCGGTGGCTTTGCGGAGCATCAGCGGCCTCCCATCACTCGGATCCTGGGCTTGACCGTGTTGTCCCTGTGGGCACACAGATAGCGCCCGGCGTCGAAGCCGTGGTCGTCTTCCTTGAGGGGCTCTTCCTTGGCGGGGTCGCCCTTGGTAGCCGGCTTCCACACGTACCCGGGGAGTTCCTCGATCGTGCAGGTCGGCTTCTTCGCGTCGGCCAGCTCGGGGTCCCGCTTCCACAGGGCGTCCCGGACGAAGTAGATGCGAGGCTTGTTGTCGGGCTGGACCTTGAACCGGGACTGCATCGACTGGATGCCTGGCTTGACTTTCTTCTGTGCGGCCGCCGTGCCGCGGCCGAAATGGCGGTGGAACGTGGCCCTGTCCTCGGCGTCGTGGTCGGCGAGGATCGCGCGCGGTGCCGGTTCGACCCAGTTGCCGGCGTCGTCGTACACCTGTGCCTTGAGGTCCTTGACGTGGTCCTCGACGAGGCGGCGGGTCATGTACTGCTCGGCGTACAGGTACAGCCTGCCGTCGTCGTCTTCGGCCCAGCGTTGGATGACCATGGGGTTGGTGAAGCCGAAGTCGATGCTCCACCAGCGTGTCCAGTGCCACGGGAGGCCTCGCGCGCATAGCCGGGTGTTTTCCCAGCCGCCGTGCCGTTCGCGGATCTCGTCGATCGTGGTGAGGTGGACGGCTGGGTCGTAGTCGTCGTAGATCTGGCCTTCGGCCGCGACCCACAAGCCCTTACGCAGCCGGAGGTAGCGGACGCCGGTGAGGTTGTCGAGCTTGTTGATGTAGGCGGCGCCGCCCTCGGTGAGGACGTACTCGATGCGCTCGGTGCCGTCGGGGGACTGGACGTAGCGCTCGTCGTACAGCGCCGGGTTGTCCTCGTGGCGGGACTCCAGCATGACGGTCGTGCCGCGGCGGGTCCGTTCCTTCAGCCAGTGCGTCGGGACGTCCGGGTTGCAGTCGGCGAGCAGCTGTTGGAAGCTGACACGCCAGTTGCGGAGGCGTGTTGTTATTGCTTCCCAGTCGTTTTCGGTGAGCTCCGTTGCCTCTTGCACGTACGCTAGGTCGTACTCACTGGACATAATCCGAATACTTTTATCCATTCCCCCAACGGTTATTGTGGATCCGTTGGAGTACCGGTACTGCGCGGCCTCCTGCGGTGAGCCGCCGTACCAGTGGACATCACCTGACGCGAGCGCCTCGGCGGCGACTTTCTGCCGATAGGTCACCAAGCCCGTCGAACCCAGCGACGTCAACGTCTTCCGGATGATGATGGCGCGCATCCCCGGATTCAGCAAGCACATCGCGTGCACCTTCTCCAGGCACGCCAAAGACTTTCCAGTGCCGGCCGGCCCGGCAATCAACAGCTCCGGTGCCCGGTTGAAGAACAACTCCTTCGCGATGCCCCGCGGCTTGTAGCGGTGGACCAGGGTGCGAGTGGGCATCGATCACCCCACTCGCCTCACCTCACGGGGCGGTCCACGATTCGGAGCAGTCGGCGCACGCGTGCAGCGGACGGTCGATCATGTCGGGGCCGGCGATCAGGTTGTGCACCGCGAGACGACACACGCACCCGTGGTCGGCGCCGGCCTTCTGGTGGACAAGACCGCATGCCCCGTCGACGTGCTGGGCCCGGACCTCGTCCCACGTGCCGCCGCACGCGCAGCGATGCAGCGTGCTGTCCAGGTGGTTCGGCGGTTCGATGCAACAGTGCGCCAGGCCCTTCTCGACATACCCGGCGGCGCAACCACCCGGCGCCGGCGGAGTGCACGCCGGGTGCCGCACGGCCATGGACGGCGCGATCGCGTCCTGTCGGGCCGCAGTCGGTGGCGTGCACGCGGCGAGCTCCGACAGCGCTGTCATCAGGTCGACGCGCTCGGCCATGGACATCCCGGCGAGGTCGACGTGCGCCAGGATCCGCGCGGTCAGCTCGCCGACCTGCTCGTGGTAGCCGGCCACGCTGTCACCTCCAGGATCGGATCAACAGCAGGAGGTCCACCGCGAGGATCGCGGCGATCAGGAGCGTGTCCAGGATGGACTGCCAGCGCGGCACCGCGGCGTCCTCACCACGAGTTGCCGGCCGGGTCCCGGTGCGGCACGTCGCCGTCATGCTTGTCCAGCACGCACGGCAGCAGGTCGTACAGGCGCTCGCCCGTCCACCGCTTGCCAATCTCGACGTGGTGCCAAGTCGTGCACCGGTTCTGCGCCGCGGCGAGCGCCTCCTGCAACGCGGGGCTCAGACCCGACTCGGCGGCCGCCAGGGCTGCGCGGTACTTCGCGACCACGGTCTCCACCTGGCCTCGGCCCCAGTCGCTGCTGTGCCACCACTCGACCGCGTGCCACAGGTCTTTCAGCGCGTCGATCTTCGGCTGCACGCCGCGTACCTGGTCGGCGATCTCGCGGGTCGCGGCCGCAGCCTCAGGGCAGACTCCCTCGAGGGCGCTGGCCATGTCGTCGAGCTGCCCGAGCCGCTGCCCGATCTCCTCGGCGTCGATGAAGCACAGGTAGTTGAAGCTGCCGCCGCTCACCGAACTGACTCTGGGGCCGTTGGTGGGGCGGTGTTCCACTCGCCGTTGCGGGCCTGAGGATTCGGCGGGAGGCGGGCCATCATGCGCGCCGCCCAGCCTTCGAGCCACGCCTGTCCCTCGGTCGCCAACGCGGCGGGGAAGCGGCCGGTGAACTTCACCGTGCACGTGTCGTCGGCCAGGCCCGGGCTGTTCACCAGGTCCACGTCGATGGACGTGGGCAGGAGACCGTACTGGGCGAGGCTGGCCTCGTACTCGCTGGCGAGTGCAGCCTGGCGCTGCCAGTGCTCGGCTTCTGCGAGGCGTCCCTTGTGGTCGGCGGTGAAGCACTCGCTGGCGGCGTGGGCTGCGTCCAGTGCCCGCGTCGCGAGGTCCAGCCGTTCGACCGCGGAGGCAGCGTTCCAACGCGCGATCCACTGCGCCGGCGTCGGCCACGTGCCTTCCGCGACCGGGGTGGTGTCCTCGCCGGCCCGGAGACGGGTCAGTTCGGCGCGCGCCTCGGCCAGCTCGCCGCCCGAGGCCTCGACGTCGATGACGTCCACCACGTTCGCGTCGCTCGCCGACAGCACCGACCGGATGTAGCCGGCGTCGATCCTGGGGTCTTCCCAGTCCGGCAGCTCTACCAAGAAGTGCTTGGCCATCAGCTCCGCACCTCCACCGGCTCGGCGGCCAGAGCGACCGGCCAGCTGTACATGCACGAGCAGTAGTGCATGTCGATCCCGCACTCGTTGTGCCCGATGATGCGGCAGGTGTGTCCGCGGTGCCGGAGCCGACAGTTGTCGTCCGTCAGCTCGACGCCGGCGATGCCCCAGCCACACGTCGGGTGAGGCTGCAACGCCACGGCGGCCGCAGCGAGCCAAGGCTTCGGCCCGTCAGCACCGAGGTGGCCGCACAGATCTGACCACGTCGGCGTGGCCTCGCTACCCGTCCAGTCGACGATGGCCTGCCGCCACGCCTCGTACATCCTGCGGGCGAGCACGACATCCTCTGGGGTGAACCGGGTCTCCCACGCCGTGTAGCGCCGGGCCTTGGCAGTCACGATGCCTCCGATCGGGCGCTGGCCACCAACACCGCGGCCTGGACGCGCAGCCACTCGCCTGGCGTCGCCGGTCGCGGCCGGCACGGGAACGTCCGGCCCGCATGCTCGACCAGGACGTACCCGTCGTCGTCGGTGGTGACCGTGCCGCGCTGCCCGCATACCGGGCAGTCGTCCCGCCCGTTGCCCCTCATTTGAGGGCCTCCAGCGCGCCGTCGCCGAGCTCGACTTGGTAGGTGGTGACCGTGGTGTTTAGCTCCGTCTTCACCGCGGCGTCCGCGCCGACGAGCTTCGACAGCCGGGCGTGCGCCGCGATGATCGTGCGGCCGGCGTCCAGCTTCGGGCCGTGGTCCTCCAGCGGATCCCCGTAGATCGGCTCGCCGGCCTTGGGGTGCGGGTTGCCCTCGTCATCGACCAGCGGGTGGTGGTCGATGATCTCGCTGACGATGTGGCCGTTCGAGACCACGACATGCCGGTCGTGCATGATCGAGTTGGCGACCCGGACGACTTCGGTCAGTTCGTCGATCATCACCGCACGATGCGCGTCGACTGTCTGGGTTGCCACCGCGTTCATCGTCGCCCAGTAGTGCTCGCAGGCCGTCTGCCTCGTGATCTTGAGGCGTTCCCCGATCGCCTGGAACGTCAATCCCTGCCGGTAGAGGTCGACCACTTCGATGCCTCGCGTGGTCGGTCGACGTCGAGGTTTGTCAGGTCGTCCTGTGTCAGGTCGAGCGAAGCTGATGCCGGCCGCCGTGCAGACCTTGCTGATGGTCGAGAGGGAGCGCTCGGTTTGGGCGGCGATGTCGTGGCGGGAGACACCATCTCGGGCGAGGGCGACGATCTGCTCGCGTTCGGTGTCGGTGAGCCTGCCGGTCATGGTGCTCACCGCCTCGGGTCGTCACGATCTGTCGCCGTTGGCGGCCAGTATTGGGTGCGATCTGCGGAGACGCGGCACCCTAGGGCTACGGAGCGTCGCGGCGCATCGCGGCCAACAGGCTGTCGGCGTACTCGGCGGGGAAGAGTCGGTCGTTGCCGTACAGCGGGTGCTCCGGGGGGAGCGTCTTCACCCGGAAGTTCGTGAGCCGGTCGGCGCGTTCCCACTTCTCCACCCAGCGGGCACCGCGGGAGCGCACGAGGATCCCGATGCGGTCGTGGCCACCTCCGGGGTTCGGGTACACGACGTAGGCGCGGGCGCCCTTGGTGGCGATCTTCGTGCCCTCGGCGTAGTTGCACTGCACGACCCGGCGGTCCGGCAGCAGCTGTGGGTCGGTCATCTGTTCGACCCTCCGGTCAGGCGCTCAGGGGGTAGATACGGTGTCCGAGGCGCTCTTCGAGCCACTGCCGCACCGGGCGTGGGCGTCCGATGCCTCGGCTGCGCACACTGACCATTCGGTACGGGCCGCGTCGTGTGCGGCGCGCACCGGGCAGCGACCAGAGGTCCGCCACGTCCCGTCTGGTTACGTGCTGGGTGCGCCGTGAGTAGATCGACCCGTCCGGGACGTTGAGCGCGACCATCGTCTCCGCTAGCAAAGCCCGGGTGAGGACCGGCGCGTCGATGTAGAGGTTCTGCACGCGTTCCACAGTGGTCGGCACGTAGTCGTCCCAGGTGCCCCCTTGCAGGCCGAACGCGGCTTTCGCCCACGACACCTGCCCGATCCACACCCGTTGGGCGTGGCGGATGTCCAGGACGCGGTCGGCTGTGTCGTGGCGGCGTTGTGCCTCCTCCGCTGCTGCGCGCATCTCCCGGCAGATGTGTTCGGGCCAGCCGCCGGCCGGCGGGTCAGTGTCCTCGCCGTACCCGTGGGCGTCGAGCACTGCGAGCTGCGCAGCCCATGAGTCGTTGTCCAGCCACTCGCGGTACACCTCGTGTGGGGTGCCGGCGAGGTCTTGGAGGTAGAGGTCGGCGCTCACGGGGTGATGGTCGCACCGTGGTGGGCGGTCGGCGGGGAAGCGCGCGTGTTCAGGCGGCGGTAATCAGCTGCACGGTCAGCATGTGGTAGCAGCCGTAGCGGCCCTTGAGCCCCGCCGGGCAGTTGCAGTGGTCCGCGGTGCTCAGGTAGGTGGCGTCGCCGCGGGAGGAGACAACGCGGAACGCGCGGGTGCCGGTGCGGCGGTGGGGGAGCGGGACGATGGCGGCGAGCTCGACCAGTTCGATGGCCTTGGCGATCTGGGCCGGCTTGGCCTCGATGGCCTTAGCTGCGGCGGCGATCTTGGCCTTACAGGTGGGGCCGACCTGGGCGGCGCACGACTTGGCAGAGGTCAACTTGCGCCCGCAGCGGAGGCACATGGTGGTTCTGGCGGGGTCTTCCGCTCGCTGTGTCATGACATGAGCCTAGTCGTGTGTCATGACACATGCAAGGGTTTGTCGCAGGGAAATGTCATGACACACTGATGCCTATGACAGGTAGAAGCGGGCGAGGAACAGCACGCCAGACCATCCGCGTCGACGAGGACCGCTGGAACCAGTTCGGCGAGACCGCCGACACAGCCGGCACCGACCGATCGAAGATCCTCAACGAGTTCATCGCCTACTACAACCGCGAGCCCGGAGCCAAGCCGCCTAAGCGCCCGGACGCGCCAGCCACCCAACCCGAAGGCTGACGGTGACCGCCGACGACGAGCACTGCTGCGACGAGTCCTGCATATGCCCCATCCACGGCACCGAACTGCTGTGGTGGCCTGCCGGACGGCGACACGCCTGCCAGG